AGCCTGTTGGGGATGCCAAGAATGCAATACTTGACGCAAGTCGAGGAAACACCATAGCCAATCCGGGTATGATTTGCATCAACTTGCCCATAGCAAGCAACAGAGGACCGACTGCGGCTACAAGTGCGCCAAAGGCTACGACTGCACCATGAACTAACGGACTCAGTGAGGCAAAGCCGTTGGCAAGGTAGATGAAGGCTTGAGCAACAGCATTGACCATGGGGAGCAGTGCTTTACCCATCTGAATACTCACGTCCTCAAGTGCCGACTTCAATTTGCGTTGCATAGCAAATGACGTGTCGTCCATGGTCTCCTGCATGATTGCAAGAGTGCCGGACGACAACCTCATCTGCCGCTCAAGCTTAAAGAACTCGTCTCGGTTCTGTTGCAGTACGGGAATAGCGGTGGCAGCCCGAACCCCAAAGCGATCAATCGCCTCGGTCATAGTCAGGTTGCTGTTGATCAGCTCAATGAAGTTGTCGTGTACGTTGCCTCCTTCCTGAGCGAGCTTGGCGAAAATCATCCGCAGACGAGTACCTGCGATCGAGCCTTTAACACCCGTGTTGGCGAGGACACCCATGGCAGCTCCGAGCTCCTCCATGCTTACGCCACTGATCGCCGCTTGCGATCCTGCGTACTTCATGGTTTCGGCGAAAGACTCGAAGTCCAAGGCAGACTTACTAATAGCTACAGCTACCACGTCATTAACCTCGCCAACCTTAGAGGCATCAAGTCCAAACGTGCGAAGCGCAGCACCTGAAACCTCAGCGGCTCGCGGCAGTGAAGCTCCGGTCACCTGGGCTAGGGACAAGGTGCTCTCCGTGACTTGTGTGATTTCGTCAGCGGTGAATCCGAGCTTGGCAAACTCCTCGGAAAGCTGACCGACCTCCCGCGCAGTGAAGATTGTCGCTGCGCCAAGTCGCTCCGCATTGCCTTGAAGCTTGGAGAACTGATTGCCTGTGGCTCCGCTAATGGCGGACACACGAGCCATCTGATACTCAAAGTCGGTAGCGGTGCTTGTGATTTGCTTGCCAATCAGGGCAAGTGGAAGAGACAAAGCGAAGGTCATGTCCTGCCCCGTTTGGGACAGTTGACGACCTACATTCTTCATCTTCTTCTGCGTCTCACCAAGTGCCATCTCGAACTTGGTGCTGTCCAACGACAGTATGACGGATAGTTTACTGACTTTCTCTGCCATCTTTTCTTGACGAAAGCCTTGTGGCCCAGTCAGCAGCAAGTTCTCCTACTCGCTCCTTATCCGGGCGAACAAACTTTGCTTTGTTTTTGTCTTCCCCATAGGGGTGGAAATCCGATGGCTTGTAAGGGTTAGGGCGTTTTTTGCTGTCTCGATTCAGGTTGGCGTGAAGAGACATTAGGCTTGCTGTATGCCACCAAGCACGCGAATCTGCCTCGCGGATTGACCGCGAGTAACAAATGAATTCAAAGAAGGTCAGCGACCAAAACTGTTCCGGCAGGAGACCGCACGAGAGTCCCTCTACATACAGCTCCTGCCAGGTAGTTGGCGAGTTGTGATCGCTTACTCCTTTCCCTCCTCCTCCTCTGTCTTGTCCTCTCCGTTGAAGACAGTTGTCACCCAACCGACATAGGTGGGCAGTTTCTCTGCGTCATCGAGGATGTGAGCAGAGAAGTAATCATACGATTGGAGGTCGTCCGTGGGTTTGTTGTTGAAGTGGTGGTGGTTAACCACTCCGTAGTACAAGATCCCCGGAAGGTAGAGGACGGGATTGGAAGCCATTGCAACCTGCAACTGCTCCAAGGTCAGGCTTTCCTTCTCACACAACATGCGGAAGGCGTTCATTGACAAGTGGCATTCGAATTTCTTCTTGCCAATCGTCAATTGATACTTGCCGGAAAGAGAGTTCATATTCAGACGTTTGCCCGAATATACAATATCACAGCGTGGTAATGTCGCCTACCAATTCAATGCTTCCACTGAAGGTAGCAAAGTCGTCAACGGAGGAAGACATCTCGAAGTTTGTCAAGTACCCCTGAGCAGCGTAAGCTTGTGTGGAGGTAGATGTGCTCGCCCAAGCAGCAGTGATGAGACCCTTGTCCTTCAGCTTGCCGAAGATTTGTTCAAGGCTGATCGTATTTGTAGGGTCTGCGAAATCCACAACGCCCTCAAAACTCATCGATCCGCTTTGAGTGCCTGCCCGGAATGCCCTGGTGGGCTCCAAGGAAGGGGCAGTCGTCCCATCCGCACCCGTAGCAGCCTTGTAGTTGACCTCAAAAGTTGCGTTGTTGATTGAAACCCCGGCTGAAGTGCTGAATGCAATTGGCTGCAATGCGCCAACAATCGCGCTTTCAGCAGGGTCTACGCTTCCAATAGAATTGCCTTCGGGGTCAATGTAAATGACGCAAGTATTTGAATTGACAGTTGCCATATTAGACGAAGTTTGGGAGTCCGGTCATTTCAAAAGAAGCGGAAAACGTGGCAAAGTCGTCCATGCCTGCGCTGACCTCGTAGGAGGTGCAGAATCCCGTAAAGCAAACGCCATTTGTGCCGTCAGACCAACACACGGTGATTTGCGTCTTGTTGTTGCAATGGTCAAACAGCACAGACCCGTCATTCGTGAGGTCTTCGTCAACAATACCTTCAACGCTTGCCGTACCACTGGTTGTGCCCACGGCAAAGTCGCGAGTGGTGCTGCAATTGTCCGGGTCGTCAATTGAAGTGACCTCAAAAGTGGCGTTGCTGATGTTGATGCTGCAACCCGTCACTCCTGCAATAGCCGTTCCCGTGATCGTGGTTGGGGCCGTCGAGCCTGTTCCAACGTGCAATGTGACGCAATTTCCATTGACTGCTGCCATCTCTACTTCTTTTGAGCAATGTTAGTGGCGACCTAATCCTTCAGCACAAACGAAGTTCGATTAAACAGACATGATGATATTGAAGGACATGGCAACGATGTAGAAGTCGTGCAACTCATGTGCGTCAGTCATAACGTCCATCAGACTGCATTGACCAAAGTTGTATGTGACTCCATCAACAGTGACAGACCCATCAAACTCCGACAATGCTGTTTTTACCTCATTGTGAATGGACCAACCCTCACTGATTTTCTCGCAAGTGATGTAGACCAAAACGTTGTAAATCTCACCATGAACATCAATGTTGTTGCGTTCAAACTGAGTCTCCTCAAGGTCAATGACAATGTAAGGCCGAGCAGTGCCTTGACGGGCCTTGACCAAGTGAATGTCGTTGGCCGGAACCAGGTCTGTTAAATCCGAGAACTCAAGCATTCGGGCGCGAACAATGTGGATCATGTCTTCATCTTTTTTGTAAGTGACCGAAAGATACTTGCCATCTTCTGCTTGATCCGTCCTGGGATGTACTTGCGCGTGCTTTCCCAAGCGGGTTTAATGTATGGACGCGCCTTGCTGCCGTGATTGATGGTCTTGGTAAACACCCATCGGCGGTTCTTAAAGCTGTAGAAGCGGAATTGTTTCTTTCCCGGCTTGACCGTCTTGCGCTTCTTCTTCGTGCCAAGTTCGACAAGGTGGGCGTGAAATGCACGCCTGTTGCTCTTTCCGCGGATTGTCGGACCAGTACGTTTTCCGATACGGGATCCAATACCTGTCGCCTTCTGATCAACTGTAGTGATACTATTGGCGAGCACTCCTCTTTTTTTGACCTTGAGAGCATTGGACTTCATGGCTCTTTTAGTCTTGCCCAACGCGAAGGTTAGAACCTTCTTCATCTCCCTCCTTCGCTCCTTAACTGACAAGCCGTAGAGATGCTTTAGGTCATGCTCAAACTGCCGGAACTCAGAAGCATCAAAGGTGATGTTTGGTGCGTACTTGCCGCTGATACGAGCCATTAGACAATCGTGGGCTGGAAATTGTCTCGGCGCAATCCCAAGATCCTGGTGTACTCCGCCTTGCCGAACTCATCGACACGAGTAATCTCGTAGTAGCGGTTGTTGTACTCAACAATCCAAGTCTCGTTGATTGCGGGTCGGAAACGCTTGATGTAGAACTCAGTTCGCGCTTCGACAACGAGCTGCTTGCCGTTGGCCTTCTCACCAATCGTAGACCATTCAATGTCCCGGCGGCGAGCCATGCAAGTCAGCTCCAAGCTATATCCCGTCACCTCAGTCTCGCCAAAGGCGTTGACAGTAGTGTTCGGTGAGTAGAGCTTGATTTTTTTGTTGAGAGTGCCAATGTTGAACATCAGGTGAATGCTTGCTTCCGGTATCGGTCAAGCAGATACCTGCTATTCATAGGAACCTCAAAGATGCGCTCCTTACCAACGTCCTGACGATTCTCGTAGTAGTGACCGATAATCATCAGGGCCGCCTGATAAACATACTCAGGAACGGTTTGAGTCTGCGTCTTGAATGTAAGTCGATACTGATTCAAGACCTCCACATGAGAGCTTGCAGACTTCATGTGAACTCGGATAGGGCTGCTGACCAAGTCGAGGTCATAATCCGCATCCTCCATGTCAACGTATGTGCCGTCAACAAGTTGAGCGAGAACAGGGGCGTTCCCTGCGCCCGTAGTTTTGATGCTGTCGCCGTTCCAATGAACGTTGACAACGGGGTAGGCGTGATCCCAATACGCTACATGTGTCACCGTTGAACCAAAGGTCACTCCGCAATAGTCCTGAATGTAGGATTCTACAGAGCTGAGGATGGCGGTGATGTAGTCGTCATCATCGTTAAAGTCCACACGCAAATGCACTTTGGCTGATGCCAAGGTGGGGAGGGCTCCACTATTCAGGTTGCCTGAAGCAGAAGGCGTAGCGTATCGAACGTTGGGATGAGATAGCATTGGGAGGGGAATTGAAACCCCGGCCCTGAGCGGAGTGCTTTTGCATGCATGCCGTCAGGAACCGGGGTTCAACAATCAGAAATTAGACGGTCGCCACGTACTTGACGGAGGCGTTATGAGCCACATCGCAGTTC